TGGTATTTCAAGTAATATAACAACAGTAAGTGGTATAGCCAGTAATGTTACAACAGTAGCTGGCATAAGTAGTAATGTAACTACAGTTGCTGGTAAAACATCAGAAATAACTTCTGTTGCGGCAGTTGCTAGTTTAATAACTTCAGACTTTGTGTCAGATCTAAACACATTAGCAGTAACAGACGTAGTAAATGATATTAATACATTAGCTACTTCTGATATTGTAAGTGATCTTAATACACTAGCAACATCAGATATTGTTAGTGATTTAAATACTTTGGCAACAAGTGACATTGTTTCTGATATAAACACTCTTGCTACAAGTGATATAGTAAGTGATTTAAATACACTAGCTACTAGTGATTTTGTATCAGATTTAAATACAATAGCTACTTCAACAAACGTAAATAATATTGCAACAGTTGCTGGTAATAACTCAAACATAAATACAGTAGCTGGCAACAATTCTAATATTTCTACTGTAGCTGGAATATCAAGTAATGTAACTACTGTTGCTGGTATTTCAAGTAATATTGCTACAGTCGCTGGTATATCAGCGAATATAACTACAGTTGCTGGTAACAATACAAACATAACAACATTAGCTGGTATTAGTACAGACATAACATCTCTAGCTACTGCACTTGCATCTACTACAAATTATACTGTTACAGTTGCAAGTGGTACATTATATGGTGGTGGTACTGGTAATGTATTTTATTTAGATGGTACTGGTAATCCAGCAATTACTTTAATAAGAGGTAATACATATGTATTTGATCAAAGTGATTCTAGTAATGCTTCACATCCAATAGCATTTAGAACAAGTGCAGATGCAAGTTATACAACAGGTGTTACTTCTACTGGTACTCCTGGAAATGCTGGAGCAAAAACTACTTTTGTTGTACCTTCAGATGCACCAACTTCGTTAAAGTATTACTGTACTACGCATGGAAATGGTATGGGTAATCTTATTACTGTAGACACATCTAACATAAATGTTGTTGCTAGTAATATAGGAGAGGTAAATAGTTTTGCACAAAGGTATAGAGTAGCAAGTAGTGATCCTACATCATCATTAGATGAAGGTGATCTAGTTTATAATAGTACAGCAAATGCTCTTAAATATTATAACGGATCTTCTTGGGTAACTATTGTTGCTGGTTCTTTAACAGATATAGTACAGGATGGTAGTCCACAATTAGGTGGTAATCTTGATGTTCAAACTAATTCAATAGTATCTACATCAAACAGAGATATAAATATTACACCAGATGGATCTGGTAATGTAGTTTTAGATGGATTAAGTTACCCTTCTAGTGATGGCACAGCAGATCAAGTGCTTAAAACTGATGGATCAGGAACACTTAGTTTTGGTACAGTACAAGCAAGTGAGTTGACAACAGTCGGAAATTACTTTAGTAATTATAATAGTATAAGTAGTAATACTACTTCTACAACAGCCAGCACAAAGAATGCTTTTCTCTTTGGACCGATAACTGTAAGTGGTAGTGCTACTTGGACAATAAGTGGCGATGGCAGTTTAGAAATTTTTTAAGGAGCTAATATGGCAAGTACAATTAAAGTAGATAATTTAAGAGGTTCTGCTGGCACAGAAGTAAAGTTAGGTGGTAACTTAGATGTTAATGGAAATAGTATAGTATCTGCATCTAATGGTGATATAGCTATAACACCTAATGGTTCAGGTAAAGTAATAGTTGATGGACTATCACTACCTACAGCTGATGGAACAGCAGATCAAATACTAAAAACAGATGGTTCTGCAAATATAGCATTTACAACATTAGATATATCAAAAGATCCTACACCTGAACTTGGTGGAGATTTAAGTGTAGCTGGTAATAATATAGTATCAGCTTCAAATGGAGATATAAATCTTATACCTAATGGTACAGGAGATGTAAATTTAGGTGCTGATACAGTAATGGTCGGTGATAACAACGCTGATGCAACAATTACTACACAAGGTACAGGTGATCTTACACTTAGTACAAACTCAGGTACAAACTCAGGTACAATAGCGATAGCAGATGGAGCAAATGGTAACATATCAATAACACCTAATGGATCTGGTAATGTAGTTCTTGATGGTTTAACTTTTCCTAACGCTGATGGTTCTGCTAATCAATCATTAGTAACAAATGGGTCTGGTACTTTAAGTTTTGCTGATGCTGGAGGTGGTAAAGTTTTACAAGTAGTTACTGCTTCAAAAAATGATTCTTTTAGTACATCAAGTAATTCATTTGTATTAATTACAGATTTAAGCGTAAATATTACTCCAAGTGCTACATCAAGTAAGATATTAATTATGGCGGCAGTTAGTGCTCAGCCTGGTACTAATGAATCTAATACAACTCAACTTACCATTTTTGAAGGTAGTACAAACTTAATAGATTCATTAAAAGATTCTGGTAGTTCTGGTAGTAGGACTGGTATGATAATGTCAATGGGACCGAACCAAACTGGAACAGCTAGTGGATTCAATACATTTAATTATCATCTTTTAAGATCACCTAACACTACTTCGCAGTTAACTTATTCAGTTCGAGGTCTTGGTTATAGTTCTGCAACTCTTAATATAAATAGAGTTAATAACCCAGATAATATAACACTTAGACCATTTGGTGTATCATCTATAACAGTAATGGAAATAGGAGCATAATAATGATAGATAGAGCAATATTAAAAATAAATCCTAATGCACAATTTAGTATAAATGGTGATGATATAAATCAAATTACTTGGCTTAATGGAACAACTCCAATATCAAAAGAAGATATTGAAGCACAGTATCCAGCGGTAGAATTAGATGCGGCATTAGCTAGTGTTAGAATAAAAAGAGATAGATTACTAATAGAAACAGATCATCTTGCTTTATCAGATAATACTTTATCTACGGATATGGCTACTTATAGACAAAAGCTAAGAGATATAACTGAGGGGTTAAATACAGTAGATAAAGCAAAGGCAGTAAAGTTTCCTACTAAACCATAGAGTTTATGAAAATAAAAATATATTTACAAAATATTCTTAACAAAATTAAAAATTTATTTAAGAAAAAGAAAAAGAGAGGTAGACCTCCAAAGACAAGGGCATTCTAATGACAGTTGATCCTTTTTTGGTATGGAACATAGTTCTATCTTTTATTGTTGTTCCTTTTGGTTGGGCATTTGGCAAAATGTTTTCTGAAGTCAAGAGGTTACAGTTACATCTTAATGATACACGTGAAACATATGCCACCAAATCTGAGTTAAATAACGAAGCAAAAGAAACTAAAGAAGCTATAATAAGACTTGAACAGAAACTAGATAGGATGGCAGATAGATGGTCGAGCCAGTAACAGCAGTCCTTACTGGTATAGCACTAGTAAAACAAGCAACCTCATTCATAAAAGAAAATATTAATACAGTAAATGATATATCTGGTGTAGCTAAACAGATAGATCAAATGTTTACTGGACAACAAGAAATAAATAAAGAACGCACCAAGGCGGCAAATAGTACAGCTAATGAGTTAGGTTTATCAAATGTCACACAAAGTATAATTGATGCCAAGTTAGCAAATGAGCAAATGCAAGAAGTAAAGAATATGATAAATCTTAGATTCGGACCTAACACTTGGGATCAGATCTTAATGGAACGTAAACGTAGGATAGAAGCAGTAAAGCAACAGAAGTTATTAATTAAAAAAAGAAAGTTAGAAAAACAAAAAGAAATGATGGATGTTGCAAAGCAAGCAACGATAGGTATCAGTATAGTAATATTAATACTAGTATTAAGTATAATAGCTTACGTTGCCTTTGCTTCGGAAGAAGAAGAATGTATGGAGTTTTATCCAAAGTATTATCTCGTATGTCTAAACGAAGGTAAAGAGATAGCTTTGACTGAACAATATTTAGATCGTCTTAAATACAGACAACAAAATACTTGTTGTTTATTACAAAATGAAAAGGAGTAACTATGGCACTAACAGCATTAATCGGACCAGCAACTAAACTTATTAGTAAGTTTGTAAGAGATAAAGATAAACAGGCACAACTGGCACACGAGATTTCAACTATGGCAGAGAAGCATAGTCAACAACTTATGCTTCAACAAATAGAAATTAATAAAGCTGAAGCAAAAGGTAACTGGTTTCAATCTTCGTGGCGACCTCTCGTAGGTTGGGTCTGTAGTATATCCTTAATGGTTAACTATATGATCTCACCAATTTGTGCTGGATTTGGTATAACAATACCACAAGCTGATATGTCAGTTATGATGCCATTACTTTTAGGTTTGCTTGGTCTTGGTGGTTTACGTTCTTTTGATAAACTTAAAAAAACAGATACCAAAATTCTTAAAAAATAGTTATAATAAATTTATTCAAAGGTGGCACGATGAAAGAATGGATTGGATATTACGAAAACGTTTTACCAGAAACGTTATCAAAAAATATAATGGATATTAAAGATGGTTGGAAACCATCTGGTTTCTCTAGTCACGAAGGTAGGCTTGACGATAAAAGCAGTAAAGAACGTGTCGTAATGGATGAGGTATACATTACACAATACACACCATATTATGATGATTTATTTCAGGCTACTCTGAAAGTAGTAAGAGCTTACAAGTTACTACATCCTTATACAAAGTATATGTCATCAGTAAGATGTACTAACTTTAGAGTAAATAAATATCAAGAAGGTGGTTTTATGTCTGAACACGCAGATGCAATTCATCATAGTCATGGACAGCAATACGGATTTCCAGAAGTATCTATACTATTCTTTTTAAATACAGACTATGATGGTGGAGAGTTAGTAGTATCAAACTATACATATAAACCAAAAAAGAATTCTGCTATTATTTTTCCTGCAAACTTTATGTTTCCTCACTATGTAAAAAAAATTACCAAAGGAACAAGGTATAGCATTATAACTTGGTTGATGTAGATTAAAACCAAGGTAGAATCATAAGCAAAACTTTTTTACCTACACTCAGTGCTCATTTAAATGGATCGAAAAATCCCTGATTTCTGGGCTTTGTGACTAGGGATACCAACCACAACATATAGTAATATATCCACAACAATTTATTAATATTGTGTTTGTTTTTTAAAATCCCTAGTACAAATAATATATATACTTATAGAATCCAATCAAGAAAAATGTTTTTCAGAACATTCACTTATTGTTTTTACTATACGTTCTGCTCTTGCACCTACTTGATTATACCATTGACTGTCTTGTGCTTCTTTACCAGCAGTAACATAATCACCAACCTCGAGAGCTGCAATCATTTTTCTAAACTTACTTAGTCTAGTTATTCCCAAATTAAAAGCCATGTTGTAGAAACATAGCTTTATTGGGAGCGGAGAAATTTTTATGAATGGATAGTTATTATCCACTTCCTTAATAACATCAAGTATTCTTTGTCGCAACAACATTCTTGCTTCATCTTCTGATAACCCATGTTCTTCAACTTCGATTCCATATCCTACAGTATACTTACCAGCTGGACACTTATAAACTATATGTCTGCCATTATCATTCTTTACTGTACCTTCATCTTCTGCTAATTGATTTATTAGTTCTTCTATCATATCACCTCACTACTTTATATTTATCTATTGTTATCTTTCTTGTTTTTTTTCTACTAACCTTAACTTTAGAATTTTCAGATCCCCCTTTTTTTTGTGGAGGGGGTTCCGAAAATTCTAATCTCATTCCTTTTACCACTGCCTTATCATAGCAATCCTTACAGTAAAACGTACCACCTTTCCATTTTACTGCGTTCTTGGTGCAATACTTACACCTCTTTTTCATACACGCTTTTCTCCAAGCATCATCAAATATACCCACCTATACCTCCTAAAGGTATACTACATTACCTTTAGTATTGTGTGCAAGATTTACTTTTATACCATAGCAAGTCGATAGCAGTTTGATAGTTCTTGGACTAGGTATCTTTCTTTCTGCATTTACAATAGTAGATATAGATAAGCCAGTCAGATTGGCTACGTCTAAATAGGTGTAGCCACAATCTGATCTAGCCTTTCGGAGAACCTTACTAATGTTAGAAGGGAGGTGCGTCGTCATCTTTGACACCAGCACTATCTTTCTTCTCACATAATTCTATTCTGCTATCAAACCTACCACAAACAATACTTGTGTAGTAAGTGCCATCTTCTAGTTTAGAATATTGTAGTTCGCCCTGGACAAATACAATCATACCTTTCTTAATATACTGCATAACAAAGTTTGTTTTGTATGGATCGAACACACTTATCTTATGATGATGTGCTTTACGATTCTCTTTACTTCCAGAGTTTGTAGTTACAACTAACTTACAATACTCATCATTCTTCATAGCTTCTGGATCTGTAGCACAATGTCCTAAGATCGTTACTTGATTAACTGTCTGCATTTTTCTCTTTCCTTTCCTTGATTATTTTTACTTGCTCGGTATATCTAAGTCTAAACTTTTCTTTAGTCTTATCATCCAACGCATCTATTTCTTCTTTGTAAGTTTTGAATACACCTTGCAACATTTCTTGATCAGAACATTCTGATAAATTAGAAGTAAATTCATTATACAATCTACCAATAGCTTTTATATCTGGCTCACTTGCAAGGTTGGCATCATCATCATCATCACCAACAATACCAAGTAATGCACACATACCATATCTTCTAGCATATGTAATAGATCCACCAAGTTTCTGCGGATCATTAGCATCTTTAGATACAAGAGGTATACCACCATCACAAACTACCTTACCAGATATATGTATAATATTAGTTTGCAATATAGATCCACCAGATTCTAGTTGCTTTACTACTTGTTGTAATGCAAAGTTATTAGATTGCAAAGCTGGTTTGATTGTTTTCAAACAACTAGCAAGACCAGCAAACTTACTTTTGAAGTGAGGATTCTCATCACCTTTGAATGGATTTTTTACGTCGTGCAATAGGTTGAATAGATCTCTATCAAAGTCTGGTTTATTCTTTGTCTTTTGTTCTGGCATTGTCATACTCCACTATTAGGTTGTTGATAAATCCTGGGTGTTTGCCTACAAGATTCTCGTTGTAAGTTTTTGCCCACATATCTATTAGTTCTTTCAATGTAAACTTCATCTTCATTCTCCTTTTGTTTTGACAACAAGTGTACCTTTCTTGTTGCGTGTTATTACATAGTTACTGTTAGGAAACTCACATCTTCTAGCATCCTTAGGTACAAGTAACTTTATCTTCTTCTTCGCATCTTCGAAGCTGGACACAGCACCTTGATACTGATTCATCATACCATCAAGGCTTCTGTATAATTCATTATCAAACTCAAGATAGTCTTTCATACCATCTACAAGTACTTGTTTTTCTGCTTTGACATCACTACCATTCTTGCCATATGATTCTGGTGGTTGCTTGTTATTCTCTACGAACAACCAAAACCTTTTCATCTTTGCAATTAGTCTGTCATAGAACTCTTGATTCCAATCTACTCTTACTACTTTGGGATCATCATTACCAAGTATGACAGATAGGTAACACCAATCTTGATTAAACACTTTCATATAATGATGTAACTGTGGTGCATAGTATCTAGCTTTTTGTTCAACAGTTGCTCTGGCATTACTGTGTTTACATTCTAGAATTTGTCCATCAACAGTAGCATCTAAATGTGCATACATTGGCACGTTATAAAACTTAACTTGTTTTACTCTATTAGGAACAGATACTAGTTTATTAGAAAACTCTGTCTTTGATAACCATTCAATGTGGAATGATTCTGTATGTACTCCAAGTTGTACACGAAATACATTAGACAAATCTTCTTCCATATCTCTTTTAGTTTTTACTTTCCATAGTTGTATTAGGTTTTGGTTGTGCCATATTCTGTTAGCATCACTACCACCTAGTCCAACTGTTCTATCAAAATCTTTCATATTATACCTCCGCTTCTATTGAACAAGATCCGTTTTCTTTTACTTGCTTATACATCTTTCTCCCAAGTTCTAATCTTGCATACCATTCCATTAGATAGTGAGCTGTGGCTTCATCTATATCTAACCACTCTTGTAAAGTTTGAGCATGTTTAGGATCGTTTATTATTATTGAGTAAAACTTGTCTACTTCATTATAATATTTGCCAAGTTTATTTTTACACGTATCTATACCAGCGGCAATCTTTTCTAGATCTTCTGTATAAAAACTTATGTAATCACGTGGTTCTTCTTCTGCTCCAAAAAATGCTGGATCGTCACTTGGTTGTATACCAAACCAAAACTTACCTTCTATATCTCCATGATAATATCTTCCCATAGTTATTCTCCTTTATTTGTTAATAAAATTATAATGCATTTCTGCATTGTAATCAAGCATAAAAAAAGCCTTGCAAAATTAATTACAAGGCTTGGAACAAATTGAAGAATGAACTAGGTGAATGTTGTGAGTCTGTGTAAGACAGATCTACACCATCCAAGAAAACTTTGACAGAAATTTATCTTGTTGTCAACAGGTTCTCGTATGGTAGCTGGTAATGGAAACGTATTGTACTTGTGTGTTTTCATTACAGATACGATAGCATCCTTCAAGAATATAGCTGGTATATCTTTGATTGCTTCTATGTAATACTTCAAACCTTCACGTTGTGGTAGTTCAGTTTGAAATGTATTGCCCAGCACTTGCAAACTTTTTACTATAGTTTCATTCGGAGCTGGTTGCATTTGTACTTCAAGGTTATGTATCACACCATCAAGTTTCTTCTTGAGTGGTGCTAGATCTTTATGATCTTTTAGTTCTAGTAATGCTTCTGACGTTGCTCTCGCTATTGTATCTATCAAGATAATCTCCGACTGCGTTAGCATTACTGGCAGAAACTCTGGCTGGTTTAGAATCGTGCCTGGCTTTCTGTGTTTTGTTACCCAACTTGAAAGAGCACCGACACCAAAATCTGAAGGCGGCATCCCAGTTGTTTTTTCTGTTACCTTTTGCGAGGTAGTAGTCGACAAATTGTTCGTGTTCATAATTCAAATCCTCCATTGTTGCTTGCTTAAATTTATCAAAGAACCAAGACTGCAACGTAGTACTTGGCTCCCAATCTTCTGCTATTGGTTTAGAGGTATAATCTCTTTCCATTCTTCAATCTCCTTTGCTGGTATTGTATGAATCTTTATACCATATGTTACTTCAGCTAGTTTTTTCTTTAGCTTGTACGTATCTGTAGTTGCACCAACAACAGATTCTATTACTGCATATCCTCTATGATTGTTAGGCTCAAGCGTAACATACCTAAAGTCTGCAACATAATCTGCTATACGCACATTGTTTACAACAACAGGTAGCTGTGGATTGAGTTCAAGATCTGTTATAAGTTTATCACTTACAAACTGGACTAACTGTAAGTATCTATCTGCCTTTGCAGTAGAGTTGAAGTATACCATATTACCTTGGTATGCTTCGTATCTACCACTAGATTTCTTTACGGATTTTTTCGTAGTGCGTTTCATATATATAATTCCATACTGTTTGTGCAGTTGATTCACGTAAACAAAACTCACCTGTCTTTATTCTATGATAGGTACTATCTTGAATACCAGACTTTCTAAAAGCTTCACGTAAGTTGATACCTTTTTTGTCAGCTAGTTTTTGTAACTGATTCATATAAGTATTAAGTTCATTCATAAATAATACCTATCATAGTTAGTGCATAAATGCAAGTTATATATTGGCTTCTGCTTCCATCTCTAGTTCTTCTAACTTGTATCTTGCATCATACCAGTTATCGAATACCCAGTATTGTTTTTCGTGTAGCCAACCTTTGTTCAGACACTTGATCATTTGATAGTAATCTTTACCTACAAGATCAAAGCCAGCACTAGTTTCTTCTACAATCCAGAACATATCTTTGCCACTCAGTATCTTTGCTCTTGTACTTGAACAAGCTCTGTTAAACATCTTCTCTCTTACTGATCCTATATACATTACTTACTCTCCTTTATTTTTAGATATAATACTTTACCTTTTTCTGTTGCAAACCAAACTCTTTGGTACTTGCCATGCTTTGATTTGCGTTGACCAACTGCACCAATGTAGTGTTGTCTTTCCAACCACACTCTAGCAGTACGATACTTACTAGTTATTACACCATCGTGGAAAGATATTTCTTCATCAGTCATACCAGATGTACCACCAATATCTATGATGATCTCCAGCACTCTGTCTTTTGCTCGTTTTGTTCTTTGTACTTCTTGTTTAGCGGCAGTCTTACTAGTTTCAGGATCTGTTCGCCTTACCATATTGTACCATTCTTCACTCATTATTATTCTCCTCTAAATATACGTCATCATATCCTTCTTCAACCATACTGTTAGCATAACGTCTGGCTTCAGTATGAGTTCTAAAATATTCAGGTACTCCACCTACCCAAACTATCCATTTATCTTCAGTCATATTCATTCTCCTATATTGTTAACAAATAAATATATGCCCAGACTATAACATTAGTTACTGTAATTATATAGACTGCAATCATACATCACCTACTGCTTTATCGCTAGCAATCACTTCTGCTTTCTCACGTACAAAGAAGAAGGATTGACTAGCGTACTTACAAGCAGAACGTAGTGAGTCTGGCTTATCTCTAAGAGCCTTAGCCCACGACTTCAAGTAATGCACGTGGTCACTTCTTGTTTCGTGCAACAAGTTATAGTGAGCCATATGAAAACTTGCACCAAGTTCTGCTATAAGTTCCTCGAAGGCATAGTCATTGGAAGCGAAGCTACCCTTCAGGTTTCTGTCGCATCTGCTACTATGCCCAGTCCAATGTGTGATCTCGTGAAACAATGTACTATAGTATGCTTCACGTTTTCTAAACTGTGTTCTGTGTGGCATCTTGATCTCGTCTGTACTTGGTATGTAACAGGCTCGATTGTTACCATCAGTTATCTTTGGACTTATGTTTGATAGATCTGTTTCTATTTCTTCTACTGCATCGTGATCTACTTTTCTATTTGGTTTGATCAAAGATATTTTTAGATCATTAATGATTGATGTGTCACCTTTCACATCATCAATACTAAAGATAGCTACAGTCTTGAATCTTTTACTTACTTTTTCTTCATTAGTTTTTGGATCTGTTTCTTTGTAGATCATTGGTTGCCATAGTGGTACACCAGTACCAGTTCTAGGTCGTAGTCCTATCTTCTGCCATTGCATAAACGTACCCCAGACTGGTGTCTTATAACCATACTTGAAGTTAAGATGAAACTGATTCCAACCTGTGTATGGTTTACCATCTATATTCATATGAAAGTTCTCAATCCACTTTGGTATGAATGGTAGACTAGGATCGTGTTGCTCCATATCTTTGATAATCTGTTCTACAATAGAGTCTAGATTATCTTGTGCCATTTGTTTAATTGACA